GCTACCAAGTTTTGGATTAAATGGTCTTTCGTAAAAGTTCGTATAAACTAAATTTTTAAGAGAGGCAATAATCGCATTAGTTCCTGTTTTACGAGCAACATCTTTCGTTACGGGATGTTTCGTAAAATTTAGATCTAGATCTGAAAATGCTCTTTCTTCAGCCGACATTTGTTTCTCTTTTTATGATTCTATATTTATATTAAACTTTTGACGGTCTAAAAATACCAATCAATGTGCCGTCTCCAGGAGAAACGTATCCATTTTGCCAAGATATACTGACGTCGCCTTGAGATGGATTGATTTTCGGAGTGCCGAAGGAACTTCTCTTTTTCTGATTTCCACCAACAAACGAGAGTGCTCCATTGTTATTCGAATACACGAAACTGACGTGACTATATCTCCAGAGTGCGATGTCTCCTGGCTGAGCCTGTCTCGGATCAAGAATTTGTGTAACTCTATAATCACTTAATCGATCTCGAACGTCGAAGGCTCGAGCAGTTTGCACATATCGATATCCATTTTGTTTCAATCCATAGTTCACGAAACCCATACACCATGAAGTTTGGTCTGTATTCCATGGCGATTTTGTTCCAAATCCAAGATCTTTCCAAATTCCTAAGATGTTTGGATTCGAATCGGCTCCAGCCATTCCTGTTTCTAACCAGTATCCATCTGAATTGGTTTTAGAGAGTTGCTCATCGAGCCAAGACTTGAGGTCTGATCCATCTGTGAGTGTAGGATTTAGTGGATTTAATAAACTTTCACCGACTCCACTTGTATCTGGAGTTCCAATATAATTTGGTTTTACATCACCGCGATCTGCATCTTCGTTATAGAATGCATTTGGATTCTTGATATATTCGATGACTTGATTATTAATTTCCTCTGCACGATCAACAGGAATTCGAACGCTCGGACTCTTTTCGAAGAATACTGGAGGGTCATTATATTCCAATACTTCGAGCGGATCACCAAGTCCAGTTGGAGATGCAGGTATCGCAGGACCTGCAGGGATTCCAGGAATTGGAACCCCTGTAATCGGTGATGGTGGGAATGGAGACATAGTTTGCAACGGAGCAACGAGTTTAGCACCAATACCCACAACAGTTCCCTGTAAATTGAGTAGTCCAGCGGATGTAAGTGAAACAACTGCTCCGTTCAATCCTACGGTCGCTGCTGTCATTGCAGCGGTTCCAGCAGCCAGAACATTAAATTGAGCACCTGCTTGAATACTTACTGCACCACCACCCCGAACTGCTACGAAACCACCAGCAGTCACAGAAATGTCAATACCAGCAGTCAGGGTAGTTCCAACCTCAGAGAGAATTGAGACTTCGCCACCTTGCAATGCAACTGCGCCCTCGCCAACCAAGAATACACCACCGTCTTCATCATCACCATTGCCAGTGATATACACACCTTTATTCGCAAGTTGATTAATATAGTTGTTTGCTTCTAAATTAATATTATCAGCCTTCACATTAAAGTCGCCGCCAACTGTGTAGTTTACACTACCAGCAATATTTGCATTCACGTCATTGTGGGCTTCAAGATTAACATGCCCAAAGACCTTCATGTTTACATTCGATTCAACTGTGAGATTTACACGACCTTTAATATAAACGTGATCGTCAGAGAAAATGATCTTATAATTATTCTTTACAATCTTTTCGACTTTAGTTCCAGAAGGATAGATTTCTTGAAAAGTTCCAGAGCGGTGAGCAATATGTACACGCTCAGAACCAGGAGTATCATCGAACTCCATCACGTGACCAGATTCAGTTTCCCAAACTTTATTAAATGGATATTCTGCATCATAAGCAGGATCAGGTTCTTTCCAAGTATCTGTCTCAGAAATTGGAACAGTGACATTTCCATTCTTTTTCGAAAGAAGAACTGTATCATCTACTTGTTCATTGCGAACAAGTGGACTGTTTGTTGGGAATCCAATTTGAAGCGCAGATGGGTTTCTTAGAGCCGCTAATTGCTCTTCATCCGTAACTTCCTCAATTGTGGCTCCAGTGCCATCTTGTTCATAAGCCACACCAAGTGGTCTTTTTGGAGATGCAGCAATCTCTGCTGGAGATCTAAGATCAGCAAAACCTTGATTCGGATCTGTCATTTCTTGCGGAATGCCAGGAACGATTCCCATCATTACTGGCTGTTGCGCATAAGATCCATCAATAAAGAAACCGAAAACATAATCGCCTTCTTTTGGCGTTGAGAATGTTTGATTGTTGACCGCATGAACTGGAAGAGCCCATGGAAGATCTGCAGATGGAATATCAGTTAAATTGGCACTATGAGTGCCAAATATTCTTACTTGACAGCGACCAAGTAGTAATGGATCATTGCGGTTTTCTACAACGCCAAACCACCATTGAAATCCATCTAAACCAATAAAATCTTTACGAAATTTACTCATGATGTTTTAGCAGATGTTAATAATTGAGAATCATCAGCAACAGCAGATGGGAATGGTTGCAATACAGAATCTTTACATAATTCAAGATAGCAGATATATTTATTGTTAACTATTCGATGTCTTACTGCCGTTACAAGAAATCTTCCTGCTTTGTATGGATCAACTTGCGTTTCTTCAACTTCATTGATTGGTTGAAGAAATGGAAAATCGACGTTTATAACTTGACCTGCTTCATATGAAGTATCACCAGCAATTGTTACATGCATTTTATAGTGATTCAATAAAGACAATTGATGCGCTCTTTGCAAAAGAATTTTATCAATTAATCCACCCTTAATATTTAAAAAGTATCTTTGATATGCAGAACCATCAATGAGCGTACTATTAAATCGATTTTTTGCATCATTCATTGGCAAAAATTGATTTAACAATGGAATTGGAGTTGTAATAACTGGATCTGAAGGAGTAACTTCATATTTTTGCTGCAGTAAATCCATCTTGATCATTGAAGATGAATATCCGCCTGTTGATAGTGTTTGAAGAACATTAAACAATTGTGAGATATTAAAATCGCTTATATAATTTCCCGCAGCTAAAGATTCTTCCTCACCTACCACATTTTGTGGACGCAAATAAATGGTTCGAGCATCATTTTGATTGAATAACGTTTCTAAACTTACAAATTTAAATCCCGATAAAGATTCATAACACAAAAATGCAGATGTGATATTGTTGTTAAACGAGAATGCACAAAGCATATTCATCGCTTCAAATGGTTTCATATTCGGAACGATAAAATCATCATGAGGAACTAGCGTCTTTTCAATAGTAATTCTTTCTGGGCTCACACCCAAATAATTTCCAAGTATGTCTGCCGCCACATCAGAATTGTAAAATCCTTTGTACGATTTTGAGATTCGAATTTGATGATCGAGCAAGAACTCCTCGGAACAGAAATCGATTCTATAAGTGATTGTAGAAAGATTGTTCTTTAAAGTAACATCAGAAATTTTATAAATTCTAAACGTTTTTTCGTAAGGGATTGATGTTTCTGTTTTAATAAAATTGATGTATAAAAATTCTGTTCCAGACAAACACAATCTAGACAATTGATTTGTAGCATCTTTTACAAGTAGATGCCCAGATATTGTTGTATTATAAATGCTTTCGTAGATACTGAAATCTTCAACAAGAAACTTAATGTCTTTGAGTTCTACTGTGCCGATTGCTGGGCTGACAATAGAGATCGAAACAATATCAAAAATTGTTGTTTCAACATTTGTAGCCATATTATGATCTCATCAATTTCTTTAATTCATTCTCAATCGTAGGAACAAAATTTGGTTTTATAATAATTATGTTTCGCTTCTCTTCATTTTGAGTGATTTCATGATCATAGTAAGAAACTGGAGCAACTGTTGTCTCGATTGTAAGTGTTGTTCCATCAACTAACGTATAACTATTTGAGTATGATGTATTTGTGTTTCTTGCGATAACTGTATTCGTGTTCCAGTTATAATCACTTGTTGTGACTTTATATTTCGTTGTCGTTTTTACAGAATCTGAGTTATTATATGATATTTCTGTTACTTGATAATAATTTGTCGTGTTGCTTGCCCAATTAAATCCATCATTGTTGTATGTGATGCCAACGACTTTGTGTGTAACGTTTGATGAAACACCAGTCACATTCGCAGCATTTGCAAACACTTGATTTGGGAATTTGATCGTAAGAGTTTTTGCAGTTCCATTATAAGCAACAACTGTTGCGGTACAATCGGCTTTATCGAGAGAACTTCCCTGATAAACTGTTTCACCAACTGTATAACTCACATTATATGTTTCGGATGGATTGAGCGAAAGGGTTACTGAACTGTACTTCTTAGAAATATAATCGTCTAATTGACGGGAGCCCAAAACCCAATCGTACTGAGGATCAGTTATATTGTTCGATAAAAGAATAATCCAATGTTTTTGAGGATCTTTATAAATCTTATTTGCAATATCTTCTGGTCGTTCACCATCTTTTACAGAATAATTATAAAAAATACTCGTATTATTAATAGTTTCCGAAAGAAAATTAACTTTTGCAATAATATTAGTAACAGCCTTTGGATTTGCAACTCCAAGAGATGTCGAATATAATATTTTTGGAAAATTGACAAAATATGGCATCTATTAGTATCCGTTCTGAATATCTGATTTCGTAAGAATTGTTGTTTCTGTAAACGTCAATTGTACACGTGTTTCAATAGGTTGAAAATCCTCGTAAGCAGCGAACATTCCCTGCGGAGCATAATCGACATCGATGTTGCTCAATACGCATTTAGCAATTCTCGGAAGTTTACTGTTTATATACGATGCACTTTCTGTCAATACAGCGAATTCAATTTCAAATTGCGAAGGTGGAATAAAATAGCGAGAATTTCTTTGTGTTGAATCTTCTGGCGTTTCAAAATTTGGAGCAGCATGATAGCGTAATGTTCGAACAATACTTTCTACTGTCGCTGCCTCTTTTCGATTTCTCGGAACAAATCTAAATGTAAACACAAACTCTCTATTTTTCGCACCTCTATATAAAACTTGAAGTTGCGGATTAAGAGCATAACCTTGATTATACAGTGCTAAATCAACAATGTTTTGTCCGAGCAATGAAATCGGTCCGACTCGAGCACCCTCTGCGAGTCTTGCCGCAATTTCAGTTCCACTTCCAAGAGCAATTGCGCCGAGATTTCCTAATGCGTCAGTAACTGAAACAGCGTCATAATCTTGACGATCAACGAAATTCATACCTTCTGGCATATACAAATTAATGTATGCGAGAGTATCTGTAGTCACTGCACCACTCTGAAGAAACCCACCTTCTAATCCTTCAGCAAAAGTTCCAGCAGCACCTAATTGAACGGCAGAGGTGGCAGCACCACCTAAAGCACCAGCAATTCCAGATAATTTAGTATTTTTTGAGAATTCAGAAATTACACTCAAAGCACCTGCAGCAAGTCCAGCAGCACCAACTGCTAATCCAGCCCTCAAATTAAACACATCTGCGTTGATTTTTCCTTCTTGGGATGCTTTATATGAATAGTCAAAAGAATTTGGGGTAATTACAGGAATAGCAGCATTGTCATTTACTTGTCGGAATACTGTAATTCTCATCGCATATTTTAATTGAGGGTCTCTGCCAAGATTCTCTGGATACGTCAATTTTGGAATTTCATCATTAACTTCCAATACAGCCAAAGGTCCGTCGCCATCATTTACAACCTCAATAACTCCCTCAAGAGAAGTTTGAGTTGCTGTTGCTGGTGCTAATGTACTTGGGATAGATTGTGAAACTGAAGTTGTATCGACGCTTAAAGGCTCAGCCATTAGAAGTTCCTATAAATAAATGATGGCTTACAGTGGCAAATTTAATCCTAAAAATACCAATAAATATTTAGGTGATCCGACGAACATCTGGTATAGATCGTTATGGGAACGCCGAGTAATGGTGCATTTGGATACCAACTCAAGTGTGATTGAGTGGTCGAACGAAGAAATTGTCATTCCATATTTATCGCCTGTGGATAATCGTTGGCATCGTTATTTCCCAGACTTTTTTGTGCGAATTCGAAATAAAAACAATGTTGTTGAGTCGATGATTTTAGAGGTGAAGCCAAAAAGCCAAGCAAAACCTCCTGTGAAAAAATCTAAGATAACTCGAAGATATATCACCGAAGTTATGAATTGGGGAGTAAATGAGGCTAAATGGAAAGCAGCAGTCGAGTATTGTAAAGATAGGAATTGGACTTTTAAGGTTATTACAGAAGAAGATATAGGAATATAATGCCATCATTATTTGATAAAATTAGTAAAGAAATGAACGCTGCTGGTATTCGCCCAAGATCAGATGCAGCGAGAAGTTGGCTTTTTGGTAAAATAAAACAACTTAAAATTCCCACAAATCGATCTAATCTTTTAAACGATGCATCGAGAGTCTCTCCGATGGCTTTTGTGGGAAGAATGTATTTCTATAATTACGATCCGAAATATAAAGAAGTTCTTCCAGTTTACGATAAATTTCCTCTCGTCATTCCGATGGAAACCTACTCTGATGGATTCTTAGGATTAAACCTTCATTATCTAGACCCATATAGCCGACTTGCGCTTCTAGACAGATTGCACGATTTTATAAACAACGATAAATATGACGAAACGACAAGATTTAGATTATCATATCGTTTATTGTCTAGTTCGAGAAGATTTAAATTAATTGAGCCTTGTATAAAAAGATATCTCTATCAGCACATTATGTCACCGATCATTTATATCGAACCAAGCCAATGGGAAACAGCGATTTTCTTACCAACAGAAAAGATGGTGTATAAAACGTAATGGCAGAACAAAGACCAATATCTCAGGCAATTGTTACAGATACCGTCGGATTGACTGCAGGTACACCTGAACAACAACAGGATTCGCTAAACGATTTTAATTCAACTGCTGGAGAAAATTTAGAAACTGTAAATGGGCTTGTAGAGGTTCCAATTACATCTGGCAGAGACAAATCTTTTACCAGCATATCTGGATTTCTTGCAAAAAATCAAGTCACTGGTTTCTCTAGATCTAATCGATTCTTAGTCAATTTTAACATTGAAAATCTCGCAATACTTCAAAATTTAACCTATGAAGATCTTGCAAACGTATTGAGTTTTAAATGCGAACAGGCAGAATTTCCTGGCAGAGAGTTTATGACGACGGATGCTCACATCTATGGACCGACTTATAAGTCGCCAAATATGAGTGCTTATGGTGATGTGAATTTAACTTTGCTTTGCGATAACAATTTAATTCAAAAACAATTCTTTCAATTGTGGATGACCATCATCAATAACGATGGTTCTTTTGATTTTAAATATCGCGATGATTACGTTTGTAAAGTTAACATCACTCAATTTAATGAGTTGAACGATGCTACATTTGAGTGTACATTGTTCGAAGCATATCCAGTTTCAGTGGCTCCAATTCAAACAAGTTGGGCTGACGATACAATCAATAGATTACAAGTTACACTCACATATCGATATTGGAATTCAAAAGTGTATAAAACTCAAGATTATGGTAATTACGAATTGCTAAGAAATAGACACATTCGAAATATCGAGGAAAACAGATTAAATGCTGCCGTTTCGACTCAGCAAGGTTTCTTCGAAGAAAATAATCGTGAACACTTGAGAAAAATTGCTCGTGCTAATGAAGAAAGTAGAAGTAACTTTCAAAAGGTTATTGCTGGAGTTGCTGACGCTAATATTATTGAGGAATAGTTATGGCTTTACCAAAAATTGATTTGCCAATTTATAGTGTGCATCTGAAATCAGAGAATAAAGATCTACGATTCAGACCATTTGTTGTAAAAGAAGAAAAACTTCTGATCATGGCTCTTGAATCGAACGATTATAAACAAATCGTTGATACGATCAAGCAAGTGATCAACAATTGTCTAGTTGACGAGATTGATTTGGATAAACTTCCGATGTTTGAAGTTGAAAATATCTTTCTCAATCTTCGTGCAAGATCGATGGGTGAAAAGGTAGAAATTACCTATATCTGTCAAAATGTAGTCGAAGATAAAAAATGTGGGTATGAGATGGATCTAGAAGTTGATCTTCTCAACGTTGCAGCAAAAATGACAGAGGTGAATCCATTAGTTTACTTGACAAATGAAATTGGAATTAAATTGAAATATCCGACGTTTGAAACTGCGCAAAATCTTAAACTTCAAACCAATTCTTCCGATGTAGTTGTAAAGATTATCAAGGATTGCACTGAATTTGTTTTTGATACAGAACAAACTTATCCAGTAACGGATATTTCAGATAAAGATTTCAATGACTTTATTGATAATTTATCTCAAGATCAATACAAAAAGATTTTGCAGTTTTTTGAGAGTGCACCAAAACTTCATTATACTGGTAAGATTACTTGCGGTAGATGTAGCAAAGAACACGATGTTGTCTTGGAGGGTATTCTCGATTTTTTCGAATAATGCTTCGTGAAGAGAGTTTGAGGAATTACTTCCTCAATAATTTCTCGTTAATGCAGTATCATAACTATTCATTACATGAACTAGAATCGATGCTGCCTTGGGAAAGAAAAACGTATATTTCTCTAGTCGCGAAGCATGTTGAAGAAGAAAATGAGAAATTAAAACAGCAGAAAGAAAAACAATCTGCAGATAGAGCGGTAAAGAAAAGAATAAGAAATGGATAAACTAACCGAAAAGCAAATTCAAGATTTAATTGAAAAGCAACTCAAATCTTCTAAAGGATTAGAGGACGCTTATTCTCCAGAATCTCAAAAAGAATTTAGCAAGTATTCTGGAACTAGAGAACAATTTAAACAAGAAAGAAAACTTCGCCAGATTACAACAGGAAGAAAAGATACAACAACCTCTCAAGTATTAAGAGTTATAACTGCAGCAGTTTTTGGGAACGAAGATTTAACTGATGCTGTGCGTTCAAGATTCCAAGAGAGATATACAAAAGAAGAGATTGAAGACGCAAAGAAAACATTGCGAGAAGAGTTTGGTATTAAGGAAAAGAAAGGCGGCGATGCTGCAGTAAAACGATTTAAGAATATCATCAAGAAAGAAATTGATCCGATCAAAGACTCAATCTTCGGTATTTCTGAAGTGGTGAATCGAGTTGGTTCTGATGTGAAAGAAATGAGACAAAAATTCGATACATTGAATGATCGTTTCAAATCAATGACGAATACAGTTACTCAGATATTTGGAATCATTTCTGCTCGTAATAGTGAATTGAATAATGCCTCTGAAAGAATGAAGCCAATTACTGTAAGTGGTGAAGAGGGGCAGGAATATCTTTATTATCCAGACGCTCCTCCTGGTAGACAACTCTATGAAAAGAGCAAAACAGGAACTGCTGGAAGAATCGCAAGCAAAAAAGTTCAACGTGAGTTAAAGTCTGAACTCAAACGATTAAATCGAGAAGAAAATTTAAAGCCAATTCGCGCAAGCACAGGCGATGAATCTGTTGACAGTATTGTCGATAGAATTAAAGTATTGCTTGAAGAAGAAAGCATGTTTCGTAAAAGAGACATGGAAGAACTTTATAGAAATCTTTTAGAAACGCTAGAAAAAAGAGAATCAGCAAAACTCAAACCAGCAACTGCCTCTGTTTTTGATTTAGAGTCAGACGAACAACAACGAGCATTAACAAAAGCACTTGAAAAAGCACTTGAAGAAATTATTGCAAAAAATCCAGATTTATTTAAATCATCAAGCAGTTTTCTCCCAACACCAACAGTAAACCCAGACATTCCAGGTAAAACGCAAAAGCCAGGAACACCAAACAAAGGACCAAATGCACCCGATACAGGGAAGAAAGGTGTCTTGGGTAAACTAAAAGATTTTGCATTACCAGCCCTTGCCACATTAAGTGGCTATGGCAAAGGTGCTGCAGCTGCATTAACATCAACAGCAGCACTGGCGGCAGCAGGTGCTGTTGCTGCAGGTGGTTCCATTTTTGCTGGAATAGATTATGGATTAAAGGAATCTGGAAACAAAGCGATTAAGAATATTTCAAAGGGATCTGCTCAGGACATTGCCACTGCAATCACTGTTCCAAAATATGGTCCTTACACTTTACAAGAATTGGAGAAGATGGCTGCTGAGGATCCAGTTCTCAAAGAGAAATTAGATCAAGCAAAGGTTATTGCAGGGATCGTTAAAACACCTAGACCTGTACAAATGACTTTGTCACCACCAAAAGATAATACTGGTCAACAAATTGTAGATCAGAATCAAAAGCGCATTGAAATTCAAAATGCTGAACGAGTTGAAATTCCTTCACAAACTGTGAACAACATTAATAGCACTCAAGTGATACCAGTACCATCAACAAAGAAAACGATTGAAGTTCATAATCAAGAAAATACATTCAATCGCTTATTGGCTCAAGAGTTTGATCATCCCGCCACATACGCTAGTATGAACATGGGATAAAAAAAGGGGGACCGAAGTCCCCCTGAAAACATCTACGGTTTTCTAATCGAAATTACTCAGCAGCAAGTTTCTCGAAGAACGCCATA